GTAGTTGGCCTCGGTTATTTTGTTTTCTACGTTTGGCAAACCATAACCAAAACCATAGATCCGGCCGTACAAGAAATGAAAAGCACCATAATACGGTTGACCGATCAATTACGCCTTTTGGACCAAGATATGATACGGTTACAACAAAAGGTAAATACGGTTTTAGAATTGAAAGAGGAACATAAACTAAAGGATCCTAATGAAAAGCATGAAGGAACACAAAAAAAGACAAATTAGAACCATAATATTTTTTGCTTTATTGGCTCTATGTTTGGTTTTGTTTTCTAATTTTTTAATCGCAGATGAAATGGTGTTTAAGTTTAAATCACCAAGTTTTTCCGGTATCAATACCTCACAACATTACCTCACGATAGAAAACCAACAGTTCTCCAGAAACCAAGCTATCAAAGATGCCAAACAAGCAGCGATAGAAGAGGCCGAAAGAGACGCAGATAATACGACGTTAGCTAGGTTTATTAGAAATTTAGAGAGCAGAGTTTATGCTAGATTAAGCTCACAGCTGGTAGAAAGTTTGTTTGGCGAAAATCCACAAACATCCGGCACCATAGAATTAGAAGGTAATACGATAGAATACGAAGTAGATGAAGAGTTTATTACACTAATAGTCACGGATGAAAACGGTCAAACAACTACTATTACTTTCCCTCTTAACAGCTTTAAGTTCTAGTTGCGTCTTATTAGACTCTGAATACACCCTAGATAATTTACAAATAACGCGTGTTGCCGAAGTAGCGTCGATCCTAAACGACGAGTTATGGAATCTAAAAGAGCCAAAAGTAAAACCTGTGGTTGCGGTATATCCAAGCTCTTTTTTAGATCAAACAGGACAAAGACGCAGTAACAGCGCGTTTGCTACGTTTAGCACGGCGGTTACTCAAGCACCCTACACTTTGTTAATACAGACTTTAAAAAACACTGCACAAGGTAATTTCTTCGAGGTGGTTGAACGCATTGGCCTAGACAATCTAAGCAAAGAAAGACAACTCATAAGATCTACTAGAGAAAGTTTTAAAGAACCGCAAAAACTTAAAGCTTTGATGTTTGCCGGCTTAATCATAGAAGGCGCAGTCGTTAGTTACGAAAGCAATATAAGAACAGGCGGTACAGGTGGCAGAGTCTTAGGCATAGGCATGAGCAGACAATATCGCCAAGATACCGTTACCGTTAGTTTGCGTTTCATATCTGTATTGACCGGCAGAATATTGACTGAGGTTACAACGACAAAAAGCATATTGAGTGTAGGCATCAACGAGGACATATTTAGATTTGTTAGAAACAATACTGAGCTTATCGAAATCGAAAACGGGAATGTCGAGAATGAGTCCATAACCTTAGCCTTACAATCTGCTATAGAGGTTGCTGTTTTAAAGAACATCGAAAAAGGTATAATCAAAGGCTATTGGAGTTATAAGGATGATTAAATATTTTTTATTATTATTTGTGGGTTTCGTTTATGCGACGGACAATGAAGTTAGCATTGACCAAGTAGGTAACACCATAAACATAGACGTTGAGCAATTAGGATCTGGCAACTTAATCGGCGGTGCAAACGCTGTGTCAGGCACCATGACACCGCTAGATTTAGACGGCGTTACAATGACTTTAGATATCAACCAAATAGGATCTAGTAACTTATTTAAGGGCGATATTTATGCAGATACCTATACCGGTTTTTTTGAGTTTACCGGCGATTCTAACGTTTTTGACATACAAACAGA